CGTGGCTGGGATGACCAGTTTGAGGATGTTCAGGAAGTTCAGTTCAAGGCTATTGATCTGTGGAACCGACTGTGGGAGAATGCGGTGAAGTCTGGCGAGCCGGGTATCTTCAACCTGTCGCTGACGAATCGATACACCAACATGTCCTACTTCCTTCGCATGAATGCCACTAACCCTTGTGGCGAGATTCCGTTGGACTCGTATGCTAACTGCTGTCTGGGCCACGTTAACCTTTCCAACATGGTGAACGAGGACGGTAGCGACTTGGATTGGAACCGACTCGCCAGAACTATTCGCACTGGTATTCGATTCCTCGACAACACCCTGACTGCAAACCACTACCCGATTGAGGAGTGCAAGATTGCGGGTGATCGTTCGCGTCGTATCGGTCTTGGCACGATGGGTCTGCACCACATGCTCATTAAGCTTGGCATCAAGTATGGCACGGACAAGTGCATTGAGTTTATCGATCGACTCTACACCACGATCCGTAACGAGTCTTACCTTGCTTCGGTTTACATTGCCCGTGAGCGTGGTTCTTTCCCTGAGTTCAGTGCTCGCAAATACCTGAACGAAGAGTTTGCTAAGACTCTTCCTGCTCGTATCCGAATGCTCATCAAGGAGCATGGTATTCGTAACGCTGTAATGCTTACGGCTGCTCCTACAGGTACGATCTCGATGGTGCATGGTGCCTCGACTGGCATTGAGCCGATCTTCGCTCCGATGTATAACCGTCGTTATCGTGAAGGCAACACTTGGAAGTCCACTCTTGTTCTTGATCCGCTGTTCAAGGAAGAGTTGATGAAGGGTAGCAATGGTCGTCACATT